GTCCCTAAGGCCTCAGATGGTAGAGATTTGAACGCCCCCTACCCCTGTTTACGGATATTCACCTGGTCGGCTCTGCCTGCTCGGGCTTCGGCGAGTGTCTTGGTCCGATGGCATGGTGTGCAGAGGGCTTGGAGGTTGGCGTCGTCGTCGGTCCCGCCGAGTGTGAGCGGGGTGATGTGGTCGACTTCGGCAGCGGGCTGTCCACACAGTGCGCAGCGCCAGTCGGCGGCACGGAGGATGCGGGTGCGGATGCGGGCCCATCGACCGGAGCTGACGCGTCGGGGGCTGCGGTAACCGGCCCAGGCTTTAGGTCGGTGTGTTGCGCATGGCCTGGTGTTGAGGCATCCGTTGATGCCGCAGATCGTGGGGGTGTTGCGCAGGGGTCGGGTCATCGACGCCGGAACGCTGAGCGGTCGCCGATGGTTGCTGCGCTTCGGCTTGCGGCCGATGGGTAGCGGGCCACGGGCGGACGGTAGATCTCGGATGGGGTGGGCGGTGCTGAGAGTGTCAGCTGCACGGCGGTGATCTTGCCGATGACGTACTCGCCGTCTGGCGTATCGGAGCCGCGTGCGTCGGTGATCACCACGAGATCGAACTCTGTCTTCGGCAGCGGACCGGCCGACCATGCACCCTCAAGCAGATTGCCGATCGGGGTAGGCCCGCCCAGGACGCCGAATCCGGTCCACAGAAAACCGGGCAGCAATACCGACTCGGTGCCAGCAGTCGGCGCAACCGTGCCCCACGGTGTCAGCGTCGAGTAATCATCAGTGACGGCGAGCAGGGCGCCGTCACTCAGCGCATTGACACCGCCTGAAGCGTTGATTGTCGACTGTGCGGTTATCGACTCGATGTCATTCTCGCAGCCGACAGGGATTGTGACGGTGTAGACGCCAACGGCCCATTCCGTACCGACACCTGCGGTCGCGTTTACCTCTGTCGCTGTGCCCTGCTCCATGCCCAGCGTCGCGGCAAGCGCGGCGGTCTTCGCTGCGTCGTACGTCCAGCTGCACGGGGTGGTGTAGCTCACGATGTCACCTCGATGAGTTCACGGTGGAGGACGAAGGCGATGAGCCCGGCGGATTCGACGGGTGCGTCGGTGGCTACTCGCCAGCCTTCACGGGTCAGCGCGTCGAGCGTTGCGGCGGCGTTGGTGCCGTGGCACCAGTGGACCCGCTCGGGCGTGCCGTCCGGTTGGAGCTCGGCGGCGGGGTCGGGCATCACGTTCAGCACCAGCGTTTCGGCTGGCACGACGACGGGAGCGAGCGGCATGGCATCCTCCGAAAACGGGAAGAGCGCCGCACCCCGTTTGGGTACAGCGCTCGAATCAGACCAGAGTCTCCCGCGACACGGGGTCGCGTGTCAAGCATCCTGCCGACCATACCGAAGTTGGCGACGCACGCGTGTCGTCGCTCACTTGGCTGCAGGCACCCGCACGGGTCGCCCCGATAGATGAGCCGCAACCGCCGCCCTCGTGGGAACGTCCCCGTGTCGCCTTACCCAGGTGCGGCACCACTCGCACAGACCGACCTTGCGCCCGTCTTCGAGCGTCACCCGTCGGGCCACGGGGCGCCACGCTGGGCCACCGCCTGGTCCGGAGCATCGGGCACACGATTCGCACCCAGGTTCACCGTCGGCGGCCGTTCGTCGGTCGGTTGGTGTGGCTTTCCGTGGTGCCCAGCGTTGGACGATCACGAGTGCGGTGGCGCTGGCCTGGGCAGCGTCGGCGAGCGCTGATCGGTCCGTGCCGGCGGTGGCTCGTGCGCAGACGGCGATCGCACAGGCGAGGGTGGACCAGTCGTTGCGCACCGGGTCGCCGAGGTCGGCCATCCGTGCGGCCATGTTGCCGACCGGATCCGATTCGGTGATCGGTACACCCTCGTCGTCGAGAACGGTTCCGCCCGACGCGGCGTCTGGGGCCCGTGAGGTCAGCGCACCGGGGGCGGCGTCACCCATCCTGGCCAGCGCTGCGGTGAGCCCGGCATCCACCAGGTCGAGGTTCTTGCGGGCTGCGACGGCGAGGCGGTGCTCGTTGCCGTCGAGGTTCGCCCGGGCGGTGGCCAACAGGTCGGGAATCTTGGATCGGGTCATGCTGCGCTCGAGGACATTGTCGACGGGGTCTGGTGGTCGCACGGTTCGACGTGTTCGGCTCCTGGGTCTGGCCAGCGCCAGCCGGTGCCGTTGCAGTCGGGGCAGTCGGGCCGCTCGGTGGTCTTGCGGGTGGCGGGCAGGGGTTGCACGAGGTCGGCGAGTTCGGCCGCGGTGGCGTCGGGGTGCTTCTCGGCGATGTCGAGCAGGTCTCGATGCTCACCGGATTCGAGGCGTCGGGCTGCGGTAGCGATCCAGCCTTCCGGGCTCGTCAGGGAGCGGATGCGGGTCTCGGCACGGCGTACGGCGATGATGCGCGCAGCTGTCCTGATCCGAATTTGTTCGTCGTCGTCAGGCTGTGGATAACCCCTGTTGTAGTTACCACTGACGATAGGAGTGTCATTAGTAGGTGATGTATATGTAGCGCTCGGATTCCGACCGGACGTTTCCCGGACTCCGCCCGGATTCCGCTCGGATTCCGACCGGACATCGCCCGGATTCCGTTTGGACTGCTTTCGGCGGCGATCGGACTCCCGCTCACCCAGCACCTTCTCCCTCGATACCTGGTAGTCGAGGTAGGTAGGGATGCTGAATCCGTCGGCCGTTTCGACCCACAGGCCAGCGTCGACCAACTCGGCCGCCGCGGCTGGTGAGGCGACAAACGAGCGCAGCGCCCCGCCGACGATGGCGCCGTCGGTGAGGTGGCGTGAGCAATAGGACAGCCCTTCGATCCACAGCCTGAATGCGGCGTCGGTGAGTCCGACGATCTTGGGGTCGGTGGCGGCGAGGTCGTTGAGACGTAACCAGGACATGGGAACCCTTCGGTCTTTGGTGTTGGTGGTGATGAATGAGTGAGGTGGCCAGCTCGGGCCGATTATGAGGTGAGTGATGATGAGGTGAGTCGTTCAGCTGCCCAGGAGTCGAGGTCTTCGACGGTGAACCATCGGGCGTGCCCTTTGCCGTGGAATCGCCGGACGGCAATGTGTGCGGGTCCTCGGCCCTTGCTGACTGCCAGGGTGAGCGCGTTGGTCGAGATGCCGAGGTGTGCTGCTGCAGCGCCAAGCGAGAGCCGCGTTTCTGCGACTTCACGAACGGCGGTCTGGGCCGCTGCCCGCCGCATTTGGACGCGTTCATGAGGTGACCGTCCGCCCCACATACCGTGCTGTTCGCGGGTCTCCATCGCGAATGCGAGGCAGTCGTCGGCGATCGGGCAGACAGCGCAAATCGCCCGCGCCGGTTTCCAGTCGGGAATGTTTCCGGTCGGAAACCAGAGTTCGGTTGGCTTGCCGGCACACGCTGCGTTGGCCCGGTTCACTGCTCGGCCGCCCATAGTTCACAGGCGGGCCAGCCGACCCGAATGTCGGTGGCTGGGCCTTTGGTCATGTTGAGTTCGCACTTGTGCCAGCGCTGATTCCTGATGCGCTCAAAGTGGTGCGCGCAGGTACCGCAGGTCTCACCGTTGCCAGCGAGCGGGGCGCCCGTGGTCGGGTGGACACCTGCGGCCAGCATCTCGCGGCGGCGGATCGTGCGGCGACGATCGGCGGACAACTCAGCCCGGGCCGGGGGTACGTCGAACATGGTCGGTTGCTCGATCACGCTACACATGACTCTTTCCTCTCCCGCGGCGGTACTCCGCACAGCGCCATTGCAGCTGCACGGTGAGCCACGTTTCAGCGGGCACACCGAGCGCAATGTCGAGCTCGAACGCTGTGCGGGTGGTGATGGCTTTCTTGCCGTTGATGATTTCGTTGATGACCTGCGTCGGTCGGCCCATGAGGCCAGCGAGGTGGGCTTGCGACCATCCCCGGGCGTCGAGCTCGTCGCACAGGTAGTCGCCGACGGGGAACGTCTGAGCGCGGGCGTTCATGGTCCCCTCCTTGTGAATCCGAACGGTCGGCGGGTGTTGGTCGTCCGGAACTCGGCGCGACCGTCGTTGACGACCCACAGCCCAGGCGGGTCTGTCTCGGTGGTTTCGGTGACCTCTTGCGGGGTGAACATGGCTACGTTCTTCGGGTCGCGGGTCCACCATTCCCACCAGCCGACCGGGTAGCGGTAGTGGCTCATACGTCGGCCTCCAACGCATCGCAGACCCGATCGATCAGCCAGGTCATGACAGGCGGGGTGACGGCGTTGCCGGCCAACTTCACCCGGTCACGCTTGCTGAGTTTGCGGGGGATGTAACCCTTCGGGAACGCCATCGCTGCGGCGACCTCGCACGGTTCCAACATCCGGAACCGTGCGAGGTCGATGACCTCGTCGGGAACGAGCAGCCCGGACGAGTCGCGGGTGGTTTGGGTGTGGATCGGCTCGGAGACACCGATCGGCTGTTCGGTCGGGATCGGGACGTTGTTGGTGTTGTTGCCGACCAGGAGACCGTGGTGGGTTCCACCCGCCGAAACGGTGCGAAGCGGCTCCGATGTGGGATGGGCTGACCCTTCGACCTGGCCGGCCGCGGTCCCTCGGAGCCCGACGATCAGCGACAGGCGATCATCGGATGCGCAGACGGTCGGGTGCGGTTCGTCGAGCTCGTGAATCCGTCCGCCGTGCGCGGTCTGCAGCAGGAACTCGGCGGGCATCGCCAACGCTGTGCCGCTGGTCGTCGTCTGCGTCGGTACCGGTTCGGTGAGTGGCCGTGAACGGTTGCCGGGCGTGGTCTCGAATCCGTTGCCAGCGCCAACCGTGGTGATGGGTCGCCAGCCGTGGCGTGCGAGACCCGCGGCGATGCGGGCCCTCGTGTTGGGTGCGATGGGCCGCTTCCGGTCGCCGATGCGGGGACAGTCGATCGACCAGTCGATGATCGACGACGCCGGTGCCTTTGGCGGCTCGGCAACGTCGTGGCAGCTGGTGCATCGCCATTGCCATTGTGATCGGTAGCGGCCGAGGGCGCGGCCTGGTTTCCAGGCTTGGCGGCATGTCTGGACGGATCCGCAGCGGTCGCACCAGGCGACACGTTCAGGATCAAGATCGGGCGGAGTTGCGCCGCGGCGCCAGAACACGATGTAGACCCTGTCCCGCGATTGCGCGACACCGAAGTCCTGCGAGTTGGCGGACACGACCCTGCTGTCGTAGCCGAGGTCGGCCATCGCCTGTCGCCAGGCCGACCAGCACACCCACTTGGCGACTTCGACAACGTTCTCGACAACCACCGCTCGGTATGCCATCTGCTCGCTAAAGCGCACGACATCCCACATCGTCGCTCGTGACCGTTCGGCGGACGGATCAGGTGCATCCCACAGCGTCGGATCCTGACGACGACGGGAAACGCCTCGGGCGGCGCTGTGGTTCGTGCACTCTGGCGAGGCGATCAGGATGTCCGTGCGCGGGTACCTTCTCGGGTCGACCTGGGTGATGTCGGCGCAGTCGTGCCGTGTGTCCGGGAAGTGGGCTTGGTGCACGTCGATTGCCGTCTGCCAGTGGTTCGCGGCCATCTCGACACGGACACGGCCGGTGACAGAGGCGCCGAGCGAGGACCCACCCGCGCCGCAAAACAGATCGGTGGCGGTGATCACGTGTCGGCCTCCTTGGTTCGCAGGCGCTCCAGCAGCAGGGCAGCCAACCGGCCAAGCGCCTCGATCGCCTCCGTCTTTGTGTCGTAGCCGCACACCGGCAGCCGCATGTCCTGGCCGTGCATGAACACGTCGTGTCTCTCGAAACGAAACTCTTTGCCGTCAGCGTCGACGATGCGCCACGGGGCTGCCGAGTAGCCCTTCTTGATGATCTTGAATCCGCTCATGCTCGACACCCCGGACACGTTTCGGGTACGTGGGAGATCATCGCGGTGTCGCACTCGGGGCAACATTCTTCGGCGAGGTCGGACCACCACTCGTGATCGTTCTCGCACGTCCACTGGATCATCGGCGGATCCGGTGGCCCGAACAGGGACGGGTCGTCCGGCAGGTCGGGGTCTGTGATCAGGCGGGTCCTCACGACGCACGCCCGTCGGTGATCTGGAGTCCGTCACCCTCGGCGACCCGCTCGATGATCACCTGGGTGCCGAGGTCGGCGGCGAGCTGATCGACACGGTTGAGGGTCGCCTCGTCCAGCAAGGACCCGCCAGAGACCCAGATCAGCGGGATCTCACGCTTGGCGGACCCGATGATCTGTAGGCCAACTTCGATCTGTCGGGCCGTGTTCACTTGCGACAACGGCACGCCGTGAATCGTGATCCCGGAGTCGCCGAGCTCGAACCCTTCGACCGGTACACCGAGCGCACGGACAGCGTCGGCGCGGGCCTCACGGTTCGCTTTCATCGCCCGGTCGAGGCGGTCCCACGTGGCAGCGTGGTCGTTGGCCTCGGCCAACGCCCGTGCCCTGTCGGCGTACGCTCGGGCCTGGTCGTTGATCGCGGTTGCCCCGGCAAGCTGGGCGGTAAGTGCGTCAACGTCCTCGGGCTCGGCGAGGCTGTCCAGCTCCTCGTGGATCGCATCGGACCGGTTGCCCAGTTCGGTGATCTTGGCTCGGAGCCGGTCGATCTCGTTCATCACCGCAACGTCTTCGGCTTCGAGATTGTCTCGGCGCTGGGTGATCGTGCGGGCAGCGTCAAGTCGTGCAGCGATGTCGGCCACGTCGACCGCTTCGACAGGCTCATCGGGTGCGTCGATCGACTCGGCCGCACCTCGGGCACGGTCACGATCCCGGCCCACCTCGCGGCGCTTGACCTCGAGGTCGAAGTGCTCGGCGTCCAGGGCGTCGAGGTCCACGTCGGAGGGGAAGATCCCAAGTAGCGCCGACACCTGGTCTTTGGCCGGAAGGGCGGCGAACTTGATCGGGTCGAATGTGACGACACCGAGCAGGTCGTCGAGGAGCTGTTGCGGCTTGCGAACCGCGCGCCCGCCGTCCTTGACGGTGATGGTCGGCGGCTTGCCGCTCACCTGCTTTCGGATGATCTCAAGCTCGTGATCGCCGACGGTCAGGACCCGGACGGTGGCCTCTTCGGCGCCGATCCGGATCGGCTGATCTTGTGCGCCTGCTCGGCCTGCTGCGGCCCAGGCGATCGCGCCCAAGAACGACGACTTGCCCGCTCCGTTCGGCCCTTCGACGAGGGTCACGCCGTCGCCGATCGTGGTTTCGAGTTGCTCCAAGCCCATGAAGTTGGTGACTTGGACGGTGCTGATGTGTGTGCTCACTTGCTTCTCCTGTTTGGTGGGGGTTGGGGTCGCCCGGCACTCTGCCCAGACCTTCGGGCGACCCCAGATCTGTCAGTGCTGTTCGGGGCCGTCGTTCCGAGGGATCGCGTCGAGGACCTGCTCGCAGAACGTGCGGCCTCGATCGACGACGGCAGTGACGTTGAGCGGCGGGTCCTCGGGGTCGAGGTCGCGAGCGAATCGGAGGGCGACGGTGTCCTTGCATCCGTGAGCACGGCAGGCGGTCGAGAACTCGGCGCGGGTCATCTTGTCGGCTGGCTTGGCATCGTCTTCGGGAACGGTCTCGGCCGGTGCTTCGGCAGCCGGTACGGGCTCGGCTGCTTCACGCCGTGGGCGCTCGATCGGCACGACGTTCGTGCGGGCTGTCGGCGGTGGTGTCGGCTCGGGCTCGGCCTCTTCGACAACCTCGGGCTCGGCCTCTTCGACAACCTCGGGTTCGATGATCTCGTCCGGGTCGGTCTGCTCGAACTCGGGCGGGCGGGTCAGCTCAACCGAGATTCGGCCGTCGTCGTCAATCTCGTCCCGGTCGAACACTCCCAGCAGGACCGATGGGGCGTGCCAACGGATCACCCGACGGGTAGCCGCGGCGACGAGCATCTCCATCGTGTATTTCGGCCACAACGACTTCGGGCGCTCGAACAGTCCCGCCTTCCGCGCCTCTTCGATCGTGTAGGTCTCCTCACCTCGCAGCTGCCCATCGGCGTCAACAAGTCGAACCGTTGCCGACTTGCCCGGATCTGTGGAGACGATGACTTTGAGGCCCGAACGCTCGGCGAGGGCACGTTGCATCGAAGCGTCAACAAGTGGACGGCCTTGATAGAACGCCACGTTCTGCATCGCGCTCAACAGGTCGACTCCGTGAGCGTCTGCCCACCTCACCACGAGCGCAATCGCGCCGGGGTTCTTTTGGTAGGTCGGTGGCAACGCGTCGCGTGCGCTGGCGATCATCTGCGCATATGCGACGAGGTCGCCCATCTCGCTAGCGGTGGGCACGGGTGCTGGCGCTGCGGGTTGGGTGCGCACGAGGGCGGTGGTTCGGGTGCTGGTGATGGTCTGGGTCATGGTTTCGCTTTCTTGACGGACAGCGCACGGCGTTGGCCGCGGCTGAGAGAGACGGTGAATCCGGGGGCGGTGCCTCGTGTGGCGTCGCCGAGGGCGGTGATGAGGCGGGCACGGATTGCGTCACGCTCGTCGCCGTCTTGGTGCAGGCGATCGCTGAGGATCTCGTGACGCTCGATCTGGTCGAGCATCTCGGACAGGTCGACCGCTGCGGTTGCGCCGGCCACTGGCATGAGGGCACGAACTGCGGCGAGATCTGCTGCGACGGTCGGCGGCGGGACTTCGCCGCGCTGGACCCAGGCCCAGAGGGTTTGGCCGAGGGTCCACAGTTCGTCGGCGAGCTGCTCGTCCCACTCGATCGGGATCAGCGCCAGCGACCGGATCCGGCCAGGGCCCTCAGGGATCTCGTCGTCGACGATCGCCTCAGCGATCACGGCGGACCGGCAGTCGGCGACGATCATCTGCCAATGCACCTGGGCGAGGTAGTAGTCCCACGGGCGGTCGGTGTACCGGCGCCGGGTCTTGACCTCGAGTACCCCGGTGATGTCGTCGATCGACACCTCGGGGCTCGGTGCGAGGAACCCGTCGAGGGTTGCCCGTGCCCAGTTGTGTCCGCTGCGCTCAGTCCATGTCTGTTCACCGACGACGTGAAGACCGAGCAGGACCTCGGCGGCGGTGGTGATCGCCACTTCGAGGTCCTTGCCGCGTCGCATCGCGTCGGTCTCTTCGGTCTCGGGCAACAGTCCAAGCTTGTCGGCGACGACCGCAATGGGTCCGCCGCCGTACTTCCCGGTGAACGCTCTGGCGACATCGGATGCCCCGATGCCACCCCGGCGCCACGCGAGCCACTGCTCGTCGCTCATGAGCGGTCTCCTCGGCTGATGTCGAACAGGTCTCGGCGGCGGGCGCCTGGCCAGCCTTCGGCGGTCACGACGATGCGGTCGAGGTTCTCCAGCAGTGAGGTCCGGATCTCGGCTTCGGCGATTTGTGGCACCGCTCGGCCCAGGCGGCGGAGAAGTACTTCGAGCCGGTCGGTGTCGTCGGTGAGCTGCTCATCGGCGTCCTGCTCTTCGCTGGGCGGTGGCACGACTGCGAGGTGTCGGGATGGGTGCTGAGTCCTCATCGGAGCAACCCGATCGCGATCATCACGGTGAAGTAGGCGGTGGCCAGCACGAGGATGATCACGGCGGCGACGGTGAGAACACGGTCGCTGCGGTCGAGAACGTCGTGCTTGTGCTCGGCCTTCTGCAGCAGGCGGATGGCGTCGGCCTGGGTGATCGGTGCTTTCACGACGCCACCTCGGCGGGGGTGTGCGGCGCCAGGGCTGCACGGTCGGGATGGGAGATTCCCTCCTGGCGCCGCAACATCTCGGACTCTTCCTCTTCGGCCTCACAGCTGCCGTCGCATGCGATCGACTCTTCGAGGTCGACGTGGTGCGATCGGCGACCGTCGACCCAGCCGCGGAACCACTCACCGTTCGGCTCCTGGGCCACGTATGACCCATCGGTCCACACGCCGACGACGTTGCAACCGGCGGTCGAGATCGCACCGATGTGGGGAAGAATCCACCAGTCGGGCGGCTCGTGGGTACGGCAAACGTTGTGCCCGTGGCAGTCGAAGACCACAGCCGAGGTCTCTTCGCCGAACGTTGAGATGCGGGCACCGTTCGGGAAGACCATCAGGACGGTTTCGCCGTCGAGGGTGGGGGTGCCACCGGCCGCGCGGACCGCTGTGGGAACAGGGCGGGTGTCGGCGGCGTTCATTGCGCCACCGCCGTCGAACGTGCCCACTTGGCGAAATCGGCGATCACCTCGGCGAGCTGCTTGGCGTCGTGGTCTTCCGTCGACCGGTAGCCGCCGAACATCGCGGGGAGGAACACGCCGACAACGCCGCGGCGCGCTTCCAGGACGGCACCTTCCCCGTCAATGATGGCGCTGAGTCTGAGTTCCCTTGTCGGGCTGATCTCACTGGCGAGGTCTTCGGTTGCCTCGGTGCGGATCTTGTCGACGGGGACGTCGAGCACTTTGGCGAGATCGAAGCGCAGGGTCTCGGCGATACCAAAGGGGCCACGGGCCCGGGCGCTCTTGTCGAGCTGGATGGCGGCTTGAGTCCGCTCGATCGTCCGGGCGAGGGTTGCGACGTTGCCGCTTGGGCGCGTTGAACTAGGGGTACTGGTTTGCATGGGCTATTCCTTCGGGTCTGGGTTTGTCTGGGTGGTGCGGTCGGGTGGGGTGAAGCGGCGGGCAAGGGCGGCGGCGAGGGCCACGACGACGGCGACGGCGGTCATCACTGCCACGAATGCGAGGACGGCGACCTCTTGGCCTTCGGGGGTGATCACGACTCGGCCTCGGCCTCGGTCTGGAAGCGCTGCGACCGGTTGATGATCGCCGCGGCGGAGATGTACCACTTCGAGTTCGGGCCACGGTGGTAGGCGTCGATGAGCCCGGCTTCGATCCAGGAACTGACCGTCTTGGGGCTGACGCCAAAGAACCGGGCAGCCTCGGTGACGCTGAACTCGGAGCGGTAGGAGTACGAGCCGTCGGGCATCGGGAGGGCCAGGATCCCCGTGAACGCCGGTTGTGCCGACGTAAGGAACTCCTGCAGGGTTACGCCTTCGAGCTCGCCATCGTTCTGACTCATCGCTGCACTTCCTGCACGTCGATGGGCTGGACGTTCTCGGCGGCGAGGGTTTCGCCGAACGTTGTGGCGAATGCGTCGAGCCCAGCTGCGAGGGCCTTCATCGCCGACGCAAAGTCACGAGCCGCAGTAGAGAAACCGTCATTGATGTGGTCGGCGGCTTCCTCGGGCGTCATGCCGAGGGCCTCGGCCTGGTCCGGATGCCGCAACACTGCGCAGGCGTTGTTGAAACGTTCCGTGTCGGCGCATCTCATGACGCGCTCCGGATGCCGGTGATCTTCGAGAACGGGATCGCCTCGCGCTCGGCCTGCGGCGTGCCTTCGCACCAGATGACGGACACGGACTTGGCGTTGACCTTCTCGGCCCGCTTCCACTGGCCAAGAACACACACCTCGGTCACGCCGTCGAAGTCCGCTCGGGTGAGTTCGGTCGGTGCGGGCTTCGGCTTGGGTGGTGCGGTCAAGTGTCGGAGTTCGGCCTCTGCCTTTTTGATGGCGTCGACGACATCGCGTGTGCCGCGAACGTTGCCGTTGACGGCCTGGCCGTGGCGCTTCGTCTTGACCGGGGTGAACCGGGCGCTCATGAGGTGGTCTCGTGTGGCCCGGAGCGCTTCAATCACGGCCTCTAGTTCGGCGATCCGCTGGGTGCTCATGATGCGACCTCGGCGTCGTCGAGGAGGTCGAGCGGCGAGCAGCCGAGCACGTCGGCGATCGCCTTCAGGGTGGCGGGGCTGGGCTGCGAGACGCCGGACTCGACATCGGAGATCATCTGCTGCGAGACGCCCGACGCTTTGGCCAGCGCGACCTGGGTCATTCCGGCGGCCCATCGGAGCCGCTTGAGCTGTTTGGCCTTCGTTCTCATACCGGTAGATTACCCGGTACTTCCCGGTACCGTCAACTACCTACGGCAATAAGAAAGTTACGGAGCGTGTTGAAAGGGTGGGAACCCTTGCCAATGCTTGCATTACCGGTACTAACCGGTAATGATTCGCCGATGGACGTAGCCACGGCGGTGAGGGCAGGGCGCGAAGAACTCGGACTAACCCAAGCGCGAGCGGCCGCCATGTCCGACGCCGTTTCCGAGTCGACCTGGCGCCACGTCGAGAACGGAACCGGCAAGAAGCTCAGGCCCAGCACCACCGCAGCGATCGCAGCGATACTGCAATGGCCGGCCGATGCGCTGGCACGCATTGCGGCAGGTGAGGATCCCGCCTCACGACGACAGGCTTCGCACGCTGGACACCTGGCCAGCAAGTCGTTGAATTCCGGCGGGCGGTGCGGCTCTCGGTGACCGGTTACGCGGCCTGGCTTCGCGCTTATGACGGGCACAAAGTCCGCTCACGATTCGAAGACCCAAATCTGGAAATGCTGCGAGAGATCTCGGGCCTCTTTGCCGCGACCCGCATAGGCGAAGCGGGGCGAGGAAATCACACCGCCCTAGCCCGCGGTCGGTAGCGCCAGCGTTGACCCGGCGATCTTGACGGCGGCGGCCATTCGGTCCTCGGTGCCGTGCGCGTAGACGGCCAGCGTCGTGGCGACGGTCGAGTGTCCGAGGATCGCGGCCACGGTCGTCGGGTCGACCCCTGAACCCAGCATCTCCGAGGCTGCGAAGTGTCGGAGACCGTGCATCCACACCCTCGGGATTGTCGTCATGCCGCATTCGGGGCACGGGGACGAGCGGTTCCGGTGGGCCTTCACGATCCGGTAGATCGCGGTCGACAGCGAATCGGGGTGCATCGGCCGATCAGGACCCGTCGAAGCAGCGAACACAAACCATTCCGGAAGCACCCCCACACCGAGTCGCTGCTCGGTCTTGGCCCGCCACGCTGCCAGCGCTGTCAACGACTCCCCCACGAGCGGCAACGTGCGGACCTGGTGCGTCTTCGTGTCCTTCAACCGCCGGCCGTCGAGACCGTGGGCGAGGGTGAGTACACCGCGTTCGAAATCGATGTCTGCCCAGCGGAGCGCCATCACCTCGCCACGCCGGGCACCGGTCGACATGCCGAGCCACATCGCCATCCCGAGGGTTTCGTTCGTGCGCCAGAGGTGCCCGAGGACCGCCTGGATCGGCTCAATCGTCGGAACCTGCGTCGCACTTGCTCCTTGCTTTGCACGCCGAATCGACACGGGCGACACGGCCAGCCAGCCCTGCTCAACCGCGAAGCGGAACGCGCCCCGCAGGACGGCGAGGTCCTGGTTCACCGTCGCCGGTGCGAGGGTCTTCTTGAAATGGTCGCGGTACTCGGCGACGTCGGGTGTCCGGATGTCGTGAATGGACCGGTCGCCGAGCGTCGGCCCGATCCGGATCGTGACGCTGGACCGGTACCCGCGGCGGGTCGAGTCGGTGTGATCGGCTTGGGCCATCCACGCTTCGATCAGTTCGTTGACGCTCATGGTGGGGCCAGAGGCGACACGTAGTTGTTCCTCGAGCTCCGCAGCGAGCCGGGCCCGGCCACGCTTGGTCCCATCGTGACGTGGGTACAGCTTGTGGCGCACCTCGGCGCACCCTTGCGGGCAGATCGTCACGGAGCGAAGTCGCCGCTTGCCTTCGAAGTCCCGCCCGGCAAATACCTGGACCCGGTAGTGCCCGGCGAGTTTGAGCGTTCGGATGTTGGCCATGCATCGACGATACCCATCGGGTCCGACAGAATTCCGGCGAAAAGTATGCGTGGAGTATGCGCGGCAGCTTTTCGGCACTGGCTTTCGGCGACTCCCCGAGGGGCGGTTCGCCCTGTAATCCCTAGAGAGTTTGAAGCGTGGGCCTGGTGGGTATCGAACCCACGACCAAGGGATTATAAGTTGTCAAAAAAGTTTCTGACCAACGATCGGCCGGACCAAATACCCCTATATTTAGGGGCTTTCTCGACAGGTGTCCCGAAGCCGGAATCGTCGGAGTATGCGCGGGAGTATGCGCGCGGATCAGCGGTCGTCTCGGAGTTCGGCCCGTCGGACGATCTCTCGCATGACCGACCCGCGGACGATCCCACCATCGGGGTGTCTTTCGAGAAGGGTGTTCCCCCGCGTCATCATTTGGGCAATTGTGCCCGGGTGGACATGGAGCATCGACGCGGCCACACTCCACGTGACGCGCATCGGGTCGAACCCGAAGGATGTTGCGCAGACCTCACCGAGCGGTGTTGTCCACCACTCGTCGGGCACGGGTCGCGCTCCGTGTATCGCCATGAGGATGGACATCACCGACTCGGCGCGAAGCCGGTCGTCGTCGTCCTCGCCTCCGTTGGCTGCCTCGTCGATCAGAGCTGGGGCCCGGGCGACGATGGACACCCCAACCTCCATGATGGTTTGCGGGCCCAGCCAGGACAGGACCGTCTCAGCGGTTACTCGTGCCTCATCAACGAACTGCTGTAGCGGTGTCATCTCAGAACCCCGTGATCATCTCGACCCAGGCACCCTCTTCGGCAAGGCCGTGCACAGCGGCCCAGGCCCGGATCGTGCGGGCGGTCCAGTCGATTACCACTCCGTCGCGAGCCAAGTCGTCCAAGCCCTCTGGACGGTCATCGGGGTGGGCATCTTCGTCGCCCTCCCACCCAGCAATCTCGCCCATGGCCTCTTCGGTGACCCGCTGAGCAACCTTCGTCGCCAGCTCGATCCGCCTGTTGTTCCAGGCTTCCCACGCTTCACCGAGAGCCGCACCGGCGCGGAGGGCCTCGGCTAGGTCAGAGGTGAGTCCCCATGCCTGGCTACGGATGGGCTGTGCCCACACGCACGCTTGGCGTTCTGCGGCGGCTAGCTCGGCTACTTCGGTGGCGGTGCTCAGGCTGTAGGTCCCGAGAGTGTTGTGGGCGGTTGCGGTGGTTGCTGTCGTGTTCATGTCATCAGTATACGCATGACAACAAGGGGGTGTCAAGGAATTTCACATGACAAATTTCGAGAGCGAGAACCGACCTACTGGCACCCGCCAAAAACGACGAATAGCCCCCGGCCGAAACCGGGGGCATGGAGTCGTTAGGAGCTGGGCCCGTGACGCTGGGGCGGCCCTCGATCGATCCGTGCGAGTCGAGTTCTGGCGATCGACGAGATCACATCGGCGGTCGAGTGGACGACGGCCTGCAGGACACCGAAGGCGAGCGATCGCCAAGCATCGAAACCCAGCAGTTGGCCAGCTGGCACAGCGACGAGTGCGCCCGTTGCGGCTCGCACAGCGGTCCACACGACCCGTTGAGCTTCGAGCGACAGTCGTCGCCAGCGTCGCCGCCAGATCCGCCTCATCGCGAGGCCTCGATCGCTGTGATGCGCTTCTCGTGGTCGTCGATCGACGCACCAAAGCGACTGGCCGTGTCGCGCCATGCGCCGGTTTCCTTTGCGAGACGATCCTGCGAAGCAATCAGCGGGTCGGTGATCTCATGCACGATGGACAGGACCACCTCTTTCACGGCGGGGCTGGCCATCGCCGAGGCGAGGACGTGCGCCAGGGCCTCTTGGGCGGCCTCGGACGTGAGCAGCTCGTCGATCGATGCGACGAATCCAGCCCTGGCAGTCCTGGCGCCGATGCGGCCGAGCCGTGCTTTCACCGCGCGCCAGACGCCGAACGCCGCTGCGCAGATCGCCGCCCAGGCGGTGCCGTCCGGAGCTCTCACGCCGCGACCGTGATCATGCCGAGCGCCGCTTGGGTCTTTGGTCCGGCGATGCCGTCGACCTCGAGGCCATCATGCCGAGCGCCGTTTGCGTCTTGGGACCTGCGATGCCGTCGACCTCGAGGCCCCTGGACGCTTGGTAGGCCCGGACGACGGCTTCTGTCTTCGGGCCGAAGCCGTCGTTGGCGGGGTCGAGCTTGAGCTTCCCGGATCCGCCGAATCCGGCCGCGATGAGCGCCGCCTTGAGATCTCGGACGGGCTGGCCTCGATCGCCTCGGCCGATGAACTCGTCGACCTGGTGGACTACTTCGGCGCCGTCGGGCGCGGGGTAGGCCAGTCCGGGGATCAGCGCAGCGTGGGTCCAGCCGCGGGAGGCAGCGTCGTGGAAGATGCCGACCCCGGAGTCTGTCGAGCGGGCCTCGATCGTCGAGCCGTTGCCGAGGCTGATCGCGACGTGTGCCGACTTCGGCCGCACCGACGGCACCGGGCCCGGTCCGGACGAGAACCGGAACAGAAGGGCGCCAGGGGTCGCAAGCGCCTCGGCGACAGAGATCATCGTCCCGTGCGCCTGGCAGTGCCGGGCCTGCATCCACGAACCGTCCGGCAGCGGTGGATGCACGCCGACTCGGGCGGCGGCCCATTCGGCGAGCTCGGAGCAGTCGAACAGATCCGGATCCGGATCGGTCGGCGAGGCCTCGGCGCCGTAGTCGTACTTGTCGCCGGCCTGCTTCTTGGCCGCTTCGATCAACTCGGCCACCCGGTCCCGCTCACCCTTGGCCATCTCCATCACGAGCGACTGCACCGAGGGATCTGCTTTGGCGATCGCCTTGTCGAGTGCGGCGAGGTGGTCGACGTGCGCCGAGATGTCGATTGACGGAACGTTGAGGTTCAGCCCACCTCGGGCGGCGGCTTCGCTGACCAGTTCGGGGGCGGTTGCGGTGGCCATGTGGTCTCCTATGTGCTTGCGGTTCGGTTGGCTGTGACGGCACTGGACATCGTTGGGAGTCGGAGGGCGCCGACACCGAGGCGGGTGGACCCTTCGCCGAATTCGACCCACGGCGTCAGATCGATGACCGTGGGAGTCGGTGTGTGGAACTGGAGGTAGACGCCCATGCCCTGACGGATGGGCCACTCGGCTGACAGCACGCGAAGCGGGACGGGGCGGATCCACCGGCCCAGGATCGATACGGGGGTGGTGCCGACGATGCCCATCTCGGGTTCCCAGACGGCGATCGATCCACCAACGGGGGTGATCCTCGGGACGGTGTCGCCGTCGATTTCGACGGTGATGGCGTGGCGGTGTCGGTGGTCCCGGAGTTGGCCCTGGGCGACGGCCTGGTTTCGGGCGAGCGCTGCGGCGGTGCCGACCCAGAGGTCGCCGTCTTCGCCGCGTTCGTGCCCACGCCAGTCGAGCGGTGCGGAGGTGCCGCCGACACTGGTCCAGAGGTTGTACGGGCTGGGGATTGTGGCGGATACGATGCCGCCGGTCCCCAAGATGTTCCACCCGGACACCCACGACTCCAGGTCTTCGTTGAAGGTGATCCGCCCGTCGACGGCCACGATGGACTCCCCTGGCAGCGCGCCGGTCATTCCGCAGACGTAAGTGCGCGGGTACCCCCACATCGCCAAGCCGCTTCCGAAGTCGAGTTGGCCGGTCGGGCGGACCCTCCACTCGGCGCCGAAGGCCTTCGCCGCGCCCTCCAGAACGGACCGTGCGGTCTCCATTGGGAGTGCCCAGTTGTGCAGCCAATAAGGGACCGCAAACGGCCCGGCGACGATGCCCGGCCACAGCGGACCGGCATTGCCGATGTTGGACGCCCAGAAAGCGGGGGTGCCTGGTGAGCCGATGAGCAGCTCGACCGGGTCGAGCGGTTGCGTCGGGTCGTACCCGTAGATGATGACCGGGCCCGGCCACAGCAGTCGCGCCCGGTCGTCTTCGTCGCCGAGAAGCCATGCTGCACTAGGTCCGGAGAGTGTGCGCCGGTTGTCGTCGGTGCGGCGGAGGAACCCCCACCACAGCGCAGCACCCTGGCAAGCCCCGAACGATGGGCGATCACCCAAATGGCCCTCGGTCACGAACAGCGAGGCGAATCCGGCCCGTGGTGTCGGTGCGGTCGGGCTGATGTCGAGCCGATCCAAGATGGATCCGGGAGTGTCGTCGCGCAGATTGATCGTCGCCGACCCGACAGCCATCAGCTCCTCGGACACCGACGACATCAGCGCACCGCCTGGGTCAGGCGGACGGTCTCGTGGGTGTCGGTCCAGAACTGGTTCCGGACCTCGGCCATTGTTGGGCGTGTGTCGCCGAGCGTGCTGGGCGGTACAGCCCCGATGCCCCACCCCGACCGATTCACAGCTGCCGACGTCTGTTTGTTGCCGAGGGTGAGGTTCGTCGTGTGTGCCACATCGCACGTCATCGCCCACCAAAAGCCCAGGGATGACGACGTGTCGCGCATTGTTGCTGAATCGATCAACGTGGCCGGGTCGGATCCATCGCGACTGATTCGCATCTGTTCGGCTGCTTCGGAACGCCGTTCGATCCGGGCGATGTGCCGGCCGCGCTGCATCCGAATCGCCATCGTGTGGCGACGGTCCGCGAGGGCATCAGGTCCAGCAAGGCCGGTGGTTCGTGCGAGGTCGAGCTCGACACACACCTCAGCGGGGTCGTTGCGCACAATCCGCACGGCAGCCACACGGTTCCAAGGGGTGCCCGCACCGGCCCGCACAGTCATCGGCGTGAATCCAAAGGGACCCTTCCAGGCCCCGAGGAGCCCGCCGGTCCAACACCAGAGACGGAACCGGACCTGTCCGGACACGATCACCACCCCCAACCGGATCAGACCATTGTCGATGACGAACTGCGGGACGGTTGCGGAGTCGGCCTGGCGCCAGTCGAGCCACCCAGGCCAGCGCTTGCCGACGATCGGCACATCGATGAGTGTCGAGCCGACGACGTGTGGGATCGCGAGTCGAGCAGCTCCGATGTACCAAGCGTCGGGCGGGCAGGTCCATGTGTCGCGGGCGATCCCTGACGGCGGCATGGCAAGGGTTTGCGACCACGCGACCGTCCACGACCCGGAGCCGATCGGCTGCGGCCAGGATGGCGTGATGGGCTGGGGCACCGCTGCTGGCCACCCAAAGTTCGCCAGTCGGTTCGATGCGGCGGCCGCTGGCAGGGCGTGAACCGCTCGGCCGGTGTAGCCCCACGGATTCGACGGCGAGGTCGCGGCCAGCGTGGTTTCCATTAGCGGGCGGTGGTCCACCCGCTCCAAATCGATTGAGAACGGCATCTTGTGCTCGAGCGTGTCCGGACCAAGGTCGGCGGACGAACTCGTGCACCGGTAGAGACCGTCGAGGCTGGGGTCCCAGTCGTTCGTGGTCGGGTCTCCGGTCACGGCGATGATCTCCTCGAGACCGTCCGAAAGGCCCGAAATCGAATGCTTCAACAGCGCCATCGCCCGGGTTCGTGCCGCCTTCGACAGCAGCTTGAAACCGGGCACCCGATCACCACACAGCTCACCCGACAACGAGAGACCGTTGCCCGACTCGGTCGCCGTGACTCCTGCGGACCCTGGTGTGAGGGCGAGGCGCCCAACTCGGAGCGTTCCGGCCATCAGCGCTTCCCTCGTTCCACGAGTCGGATCTGTGCGATCAGCAGCTCGATCAGTTGCTTCATGCTCTTGTCGCTTGCGACGACCTGAGCGACAAGTGAACCGGTGCCACCGGATCCGCCGACGACATCAGGCAGGGCTGCGAGCTGGGCTGGCGTGAAGATCGCCTCACCGTTCTGCAGCATCGCCAGGCCTTCGGAGTTCGGCCCAGATCCGGACGTGAAGACGCCGCCTGTATGGAACCTCGGCAGGAGCCCGCTCGCCATGTTGTCGTCGAAATTGATTGTCGGACCGAGAGCACTGTCGAGGATGTCGATCGCACCGTTGAGGCCATCTTCGATCCAGCCGGCAAACGTGTTCCATGCTGACGACAAACCGTCGAGCACGGCGGATCCGATGTCACCGACGAAGCTGGCGATCCCGGACAGACCGGCACCGATTCCGTCGATGATCGCCGCTCCGAGCGCGGTAGCGCCGTCAAGGAACGCACCGAGGAACTCGCCGAGCTTGCCGGGAATCGACCCGATCCCGTCGATCACCCCAGACACGAAACCGGTGATGGTGTCGATCACGGCCGACAAGTCGAACCCGGCGAACAGGTCGATGAGCCACTGCACGGCGGTGATCGCTGTGCCGGTGATCGCTGTCGCCAGCTGCATCACCCAATCGATCGCGGGCATCAGCCAGCCGATCACCGTGCTGAGTGCGTCGGCAACGACGCCGAGAGTCGCTGCGAGCGGTGCCGCTGCGGTCTCGATCAGCGGTGCGATCACGCCGGCCAATTGGCCGAACAGTGTGGCAACCTGGACGATGAGCGGCAGCATCGGAGTCAACACGGCCTGGACCAGCTGGAGCAGCACCGGCACCAGGGGCATCACGGCCTGAGCGATCCCGAGGAAGGCCTCAATCAGCGGCGGCAACGCGGCACCGATCAGCGGCATCACAGCCGAGAGGATCTGTCCGACTGCGTCGACGATCTGGGTGAGGAGCGGCGCCAGCATCGTGATCGCTTGCGCCAACGTGTCGCCGAGTAGCGAAGCGAGTTCGCCGAGCGACGGTGCGATCGCCGTGAGTACCTTGCCGATCTGGCCGAGTGCCGCACCGAGGGCGCCCGCCAGGACGCTGGCGATCTTGGTCGCGACCGGCGCGAGCGCTGCCCAGATCTTGCCGAGGGTCTCGAACAGTGGCGTGATGACCTTCATCGCCGCAGCAAGTACCGAGCCGAAGACCTTGGCGATCGGGCCGACCAACGGCGCTAGCTGCTTCAGTGCCGAGGCGAGAACGCCGCCAACGATCTTGGCCATCTGACCGAAGATTGGAGCGATCGCCGTCAACGCCTGGGTGAGCGCGCCGCCGAACACCTGGGCGATCTGCGAGATGATCGGCGCCAGAGTCGTCAGCACCGGGCCGAGCGTCGACGCAACAACGTTCGCGACGATGCCGAGCAACTGACCGAGCGGCGGCAGAATTGACGCCGCTAACTGGGCGAATGTCGTCAGAATCGGGGTGAGGAGCGGGGCGAGGGTCGCGACCGCAGACCCGATCGATGCGAACGCGGGACCGAGCGCGGCCATGAGCGGGCCGAGGGCGGGACCGATCGCACTGACCAGCGAGCCGAGGACCGTGCCGATCGTCGCGACCAGCGGGCCGAGGGCCGGGCCCACGGCCTTGAATACTTCGGTGAGCGTTCCGCCGAGCTGCTCGCCAAGCTGACCCAACGGGCCCTGCATCTGGGTGGCCACATCGGCCAAGGCCGGGGCGATCGACGCCGCCGCCGACGCGATCCCGCCGCCAAGAGACTCCTTGATGTTGTCCCAGGAGACAGCCAATTTCGAGGACGCCGTGGCACCGGCTGCGGCTGCGCCACCGAACTCGGACTGCAGCTCGGCGATGACGATCTTCTGGGCGCCGGCCATGTCGCCAGCGGCCTGCATCGCCTTGATCTGTTCCTTCTGCTGATCCGTGAACGACACGCCAGCTTTCGACAGTGCGGCGATTCCCTTGCTGGGGTCGTTGAGGGCCTTGCCGAGCTGCACCGCAGCACCGCTGGCGTTCGTGCCCATGACCTTCGCCATGTCGTACGCCAACGACGTTGCGGTATCGAAGGTGTCGCCCGTGACGTTTCGGAAGGTCAGCAACTTCGTCTGTGTCGCGACGATGTCCGCGTCGTCGACGCCCACCTTCATCGACAGATCACCAGCGTTTGCGGTCAACTCTGCGACGGTCTTACCTGCGGCGGCGCCGGTCGACTCGATGACCTGGCGCATCGTGGCGACGTTGCCGGTCATCTCTTCGGCGCCCTTGGCGCCATCGAGAAATAGGCCGCCGATCTTGATGCCAGCGAATGCGGCACCAAGACCAGCGGCCATCTTGCCGAAGGTTCCGGACAACGACGAGGTCTTGTCCTTTACCGCCTTGTCCAGCGATGAGAAATCGGCCTGAACATCGACGTAAGCGGTTCCGACTTTTGCCATCGGTCACCGCCCTTCAATCAGTGTGGGGTCAAAGCTCGGACCCAGTCCTGCGCCGTCTTCGGAGCTGCCTCGGCCGCCTGGGCGGCCTTGTTGCGCGTCACCAACGGCTTCGGTTTGCGCCTCTTGCTCTTGGGCGTGTTCGCCGCGATGAACGCGGTGAGTTGCCCGTAGGTGATGTGGGCGAGGGCCTCGATCAGCTCGTCACCCGACGGCATCCCGGACGTTTGACGCACGGTCACCGACTCGGCCGGAAGCCACTTCACGAGGCTGTACAGCTCGGCGATCGGTAGTCGATCGACCGCCCGGATCAACCGGCGGCCGTAATACCTCCGGAAGTCGGCCTCGATGGTCTCCCAGTTGTCGGAGACGAACCGGGCGAGGCCTGCTATTCCCCCAGCGTCATCCCATAGAGCGCCAGCACGCCGCCAAGCTCCTCGGCCAAGTCGCCACCGGCAGCGAGTTCCCTCACGACCGGCCCGAAGGCCTCTTCGAGGGGGCCCATGATCGCGTCGAGCTTGATGCCGTCGGGGTTGCCCGACAGTCCCGATAGCTCGGACAGCGCCGGAAGCGCACCCAACGGAAGCACACCGGGAAGTTCGAAGCTCTTGCCGTTGACCCGGACGACCTTCGCGCCGACCCCCCGCGCCTTACGCTTGGCGTCCAGGTCGAGGACGTTCTTTGCTGGTTTGGTCATGGCGTCACCAGCTGCGGCAACGTCGACAGCAGCTGCCATGCGGGCTCTCCCGGCATCGGCGCCATCTGCTTGAACGTGACACCCCAGAACATTGTGCTGCACTTGTCGTCCTGGGTCAGGATCTCATCGACCGAGCTGACCTGAACGACCGAGTAAACCGAGAGGAAGATTGCGCCTGTGTCGTCGATGACCCGGTAGACCAAGCGCTTCGGCGGGTATGCCGCGCCGGACGGCACGAATCGAACACCACCGAACGCAACGGTCCAGGTCCCCGTGCCGAAGCACATTTCGACGGTCTCACGGGTCGTCTCTGCGAGGCGAAGCGCGACCGTCTTCACCTTGTTGGTGAGGCACGTGTGGGTTGGATCTGGGCTGTTCCACGGAATGTAGGTCGTCTCGTCGGCCTCCGACGCGAACTCGGGTGCCGAGTCCAGGTAACCGAGGGACGTGTACCCCTCGGCTGCCAGGTCGGCGGCGAAGCTGCTCGGCAGTGGGTTGGAGGTGTCCGCAATCCACACCTCGGGTGTGTTCTGCTCGGGCACCAGGTGATTGGATGCGGTTCCGGTCATGTTGTTGCTCCTTCTCCTAAGAGGTCGTCGTACGTGTGCAGAATTGCCACGTCATCGATTGGTGTGAGATCGCTGGATCCCTGGTGGTGTCCCATGTCTGGCGGGGTCCGCCTTGCTCGGTTGCACCGCAGATGCCGAGCGCTGTGGCTTGGCCGGTTGCGGCGCCGAACTCGATTGCGTTGAGGCGATCACGGACCGCCTCGGCCGTTGCTGTAGCTGCCACGGGGTCGGCGTCGAATACGTCGACCATCACCAGGGGGCGGTCACGGGTACCGGACGCCGTACGAGTGCCACCGACACGGGTAAGGCGAATCGCAGGCCAGGTCACATCGGACGGCAAGCGGTGGTAGATGCGATCGGCGACCAGTCCGGTCAGTGCCGGATCCGCCAACAACCACGTGCGCAGTGAGGCGACAACGTCAATCGAGGGCATATTCCAGCCCGGACGAAGTCAGTGCGTCGGTGATGGTGCCGTGCCCGGCCTGCTTGGAGTCGCCCCATTCGATGATGTGGCCAGCTGGGTCGGTCGTACCGACAGCGACGCCTTCATCGTCAGCGACGACGGTGATGCGCTCCCGATATCGCCCGGTTGACACGGGTGCGGTGCTGCGGATCCGGTCGGCCAGCTTCTCGGCCTCGGCTTTCAGCTCGGGTCGGATCGCTGCCCGGATGTGGGGGTCTGCTGCGAGCTCGGCGGCGAACTTTCGGTTCGGAGTGAACCTGCTCATGCGATCACCTCCCGCAACGGGATCTCGATGTGTGAGACCTGATCGGTTGCTCTCGGGGCGGTCAGCACCCGCGGCGGGCCTGACACTTCCCAAGTTCGGCCAAGAACTTCGATGCGGTCGTGCGCGCCGATCGCCGGGCCGTGAGCGCACCACATCGCAGCGGTCGCAACGGTGCGGGTCTCGCCAGCGGTCGAGTCGGTCTCTGCGGTCTGCTCGGCCCAGCAAGGCACCGGGACCGGGGCGGCGTACGCCGCCACCTGGTCGCCGTATGCGTCGGGGCCTGCGGGCGCCCACTGTGACCAGAGTGCGGTCATGGTGAGCACGCCGGGGCGGATCACCTGCGGTTGCGCGCCTTCGGTGCTGCGTCCTCGGTGGGTGGTGTCGGCATCTCGTCGACGGGTGGGGCGTCGCTGGCGGGCTCTTCGGTCTCGGCCGTGTCGGCGCCAGCGTCGGGCGCTTCGGTCTCGTGCGGATCGTCGACCTCGAGGTCGTTGACATCGAGCCGGCTCAGACCGGCAGCCTCGGCGATCGACGGCAAGAACAGGCCAACAGTGCCGTCCTCTTTTCGGTACGCCTCAAACGGGGTCTGGTCCATGATGCTCCTCTATTCGATTCGGCCCAGGCGGTGCGCCCGGACGATGTTCTGTTCTGCGACCGTGAGACCCGCACCGCCACCGGAACCGGTGAAAGCACTGGTGTCGAAACTCTGCGAATAGGTGCCGATGGCCTCTTGGGACACCGGACCAACCGCACCTGATGCGGCAGCGGCACCAGCCGCAGCCATACGGCGCGCCACCTGGGCGACCACCATCAGCACCTCGGGCACCTCGGCCGGGTCGTATCCGTGGGTGAACTCGACAGTCACCCGGCGGAACCCCTGCGGCCAGCGCCCGGAGATCGAACCGACCTTCGACCAACGCCAACCGGTGAGCGCACTACCGGTGTCGGCATTGGTCACCGATGCAACGCCAGTGACCCGCAAGCTGGGAAGGTGAAGATGCGCGCCATCAGCGTCGAGCGTCAGCGTCTCCGTGCGGTTCGGGGTGACATGCCAGCGGCACCAGCCCCGCACCTGGCCCAGCGCAGCGTCGACCATCGCTTGGGTCAATCCGGGGATCGGGCCACCGCCGAGGGCGGCTTCGATGTCGCCAACGGTCCAGGTCATCGGTCCCTCAGATCAGCCCACGCAAGCGGGCGTCGGCCTCGTTGAGGCGCCACGTCTTGCCGTCAATTTCGTACAGCGCGAGCGGCCCTCCGGACGGCACGAATGTTTCCGTGTCGTCGGGAGGGACGGTCTGAGTCGGGACCGTGCAGCCCTGATCTGCGCTGCCGCACACGATGCAGGGATGGGTCGGTCCCGACTCAGACACGCCGTCAGGCCTCCGCTTTCGCGGCGGTCTTCGTGGCCTTGGCCGTGGTGCGCTTGGTCGGCGTCGGCTTCGACACGAGTTCCGCGTCGAGGCGCTTCGCGTCGTCCTCGGACAACCGCACCAGCTTCGATCGACCGTTCCGCGTCACGCGGTAGATCCCGGCGATCATGACAGCGCCGCCATGACGATGCGCTCTGGGCGCTCCGTGCGGATGATGACGGTGGTCTCCGCACGGACAGCCTCGATGTTTCGGGCGAAGAAGTCGAGGTGGCTGTCCGTGGCGTCGAAGCGCTCGGGCTCAACGACGTCGAGATGCACCGACTTGAAGTCGCCGATGAACGCTGTGCCCTCAGGGCAAAGCACGGTCTCCACGATCGGGATGCCCCACAGCCGCGGCGTCGGCGCTTCGACCGGGCCACCGTTGTAGAACCATCCGCCCGTGTCGGTCGCCGAGTAGACGTTCACCGCATCGACCGGATTGATCAAGATCGCCTGCGGGGTCGCCTTCTCAGCGATGACCAGGGAGCGAGCCATGAGGATCGTCTTGTTGATGTCGGTGTCGAAACCCTGCGACTGGACGCCGGACGCATTGAGGAGCCCGTAATCCGGGTCGGTGAACAGCAGCTCTTCGGCCTTCTCCGCCAGACCACTCACCATCTCATTCTCGATGAGACCCATCAGGTACGACCGGTTGGCCAAAGCCTGCCGAGTCACATACTTGAGGTGGGCGATCGTCTGGCTAGTCGCGACGCGCTCCTTGAACTCGTTGAACGAGTCTGGCTTCAGTCCGCCAGAAGCCCCGGAGTTGTTTGCTGACGTGGCCTGGTCGACAACCGCAGCGTTGTTCTTGAACGCCATCTCGACCCACTTGATGGTGTCACTGTTGGATACGCCGCGGGTGATGAGGTTCAGGATCGTCGGCAGCGCGAACTCGGGAAGAACTGTGATGCCAAGGTTCTGTTCGGTGAGCAGCTCAGCACCCGCGCCAGGGGTCGCCGTGCTCACGAGGCTCGGGGGCGCCTTAATACCGAACGCTGCGCGTCCGAGTGACGGCACATCCACCCGTCCGCCGCCGTGCTTGAGTACCGACTTGAAACCCACGGACCCGAACACCTCCTCGGCGAGGGTCTTGGACTGCGGCAGTCCAGCGGTCGGATCGCCGACGATGTTGCGCATCGTGTCGAGCGCGTCCTTGGCGCCGACAGCGGACTTGAGGGTCTCGATCGACCCGAGTAGGCCCTTGAACTTGGCCTGGTCATCTTCGGTACTGATGCCCTTGGTGAGCAGTTCTTCGAGTTCCGCCTGCTTGGCGGAGATGTCTTCCATGATGGGTGGCATTGCGTACTCCTTAGAAGTTGTGTGTTGGGGACAGCGCTTTCGCTGCCCGTGCTGCCAACTCGGCGGTCAGCGCGAACGAGGGGACCTTGCCCACATCGGGGTCCTCGGCCTGCTCGGGGTCGCCGCTGACGACGGACTTGGCGGGATCTTGTGGCGCTGCATTGCCGTCAGTGAGGGCAAGGAGCGCGTCGATTTCGGTGATCGCAGTGGTGAGCGCCTCTTTGGCGGTGTCCAGTGCGGTGCGAGTGGCGGCGCTAATCGTGCGCCCGGCCTTCTCGGCGTCGGCCTCGGGGGCCGGTGCGGACTTGGCTTCGATGGTGCGCGTCTCGGGGTTGGCGCCCATCAGTGTGGGGCCGACCTCGTACACAGCGACCTTTCGCAGTTCGTAGTAGTAGGTGTCCGGCGTCTCAACCCAGGCGCCTTCCAGCACCCGGTAGGCGAACGACCATTCGCTCACCCGACCCGACTTCACCAAGCGGTAGGCCTTCGCGGCCTTCGGCTCCTCGAGGTCGAACTTCATCGTGACCTTGAGGCCGGTGTCGTCCTCGGCCATCTCCGTCGCCTGGCCAACCCAGGCGTCCGGGTCGTTTCGCTGGTGCGACCAGATCACCGGCAACACCAGGTCACCCGATGCCACCGCGGCGACATCGTCCGCGAACGCACCGGGCATCACGACATCGCCCCAGCTGTCCCGGTTATTGAACACAGACACGTAGGCCGTGACGAGGCCCTGATCCTTCCCAGACTCGTCCAGCACCGGGGTGGCCTTCATTCGGCCAGCAATGCGGGCCTCAGTCGGCATCTCGCGCCGGGTCAACGTCTCGGTCATGGGGAACTCCTCGTGATGTCCATCTCGCACGTGCAACCGCACGTCTCATCTGCCGATCCGTCAGCGTCTCGGGGCCAGCGCAACCCGTTGGAGAACGAGCTATCGAGCGGCACGGATTCGCCGGCCATCGCAGCGTGCGACGCCCTCGGATTCGCCGAGGTCACCGACCACGACTTCGACGCACCATCGCCACGACTGGCCGTGTCGACCGCCGCCCACATCGCCACGCCCACAGCGACCGCACCAGCGAATCCGGCCGTGTCGTGACCATCGACCGCGTTGATCGTGTCCGCACCAGTCGCATCGCCGTCGAGCCCGTCGACAATGTCCTCCAGCGCCAACTGCAGCGACTCGGCTGCACCCTTCGTCCGTTCCGTCAGATAGGCGGCCAAGATCACCGGGTCCCAGCCCTTGAGCCCGAACTCTGCGGCGATCGGTGCGGCAGCCGTGGCCCCGATCTCTTGAATCGTGTCCCCGATGTCGGCGACCAGTTCGCTCACCCATCGCTTCGTGTCCGCGCTGGCGTCAGCCTTCGCCCCACGCTTCGACGCCGCCCACTGGGCGAACCGTTCAGCGTGCGCAGTCATTGCCTCGGTCAACGTGTCCGACAGATCCGGATCCGCAGCCACCCGCACCGGTTCCGGCGCCGGATCGGCGTTCGTTCCGATCGACTTCGTGCGGGGCCTTCGAGCCTTTCCGGACTGGGGCGATGCTTGACCGCCAGCGGTCACGTTCATCGGAGTGATCAGCTCATCGCCGCCGTCGATCGGTGGGCGATTCTCCATCGACCTGGCCTCGTTGCGGGTCAGCCACGGGCCACCGACAGCAGTACTGATGACGGCCGCTCGCTCTTCGAGAGTGCCTCGCAGGCGCTCGGCCTCGTTGAAGTCCAAATACTGCTCGGGGCTGAAATCCGGACGCACGAGCTGGCGCTCAAACTCCTGCTCAATCAAACGGAGCCACGGGCCCAGAGTGTCCTGATAGAGCTGCTTGTGCTGCTCGATGATGTTGCTGAACGTGGCGTGGTCAAGCACACCAACAAACGGGGCGGGCACGAAATAGGCGGCTGCCACCTCTTCACGGGTCAGCTTGCGAGTCTCCAAGTACTGCGACGACTTCGCATCGACCGTCACCGGCCGGAACGTCATCCCGTCCTCAAGGAGCGGCGTGCGACCTGCCGAGGTGGGGCCGCTGTAGCGACCATCCCAATCGTGACGGAGCCGCTGCAGCCCTTCGTCGGAAATTGGCGGTGCGTCGAGCGGGCGCTCGATCACACCTCGGACCTGGGCGCCTGTCGTCCAGAACGACTCTCGGGCGATCTCTGCGGCCTCGTGTCCCGCGAGCAACTGTTTCAGCGACTCGATCGGACTCGTACCGGTGGCCAGCGATTCCGGCGAATATCCCCAGAATGCAACGACCTGATCGGGCGTCAGGATCTTGTCCCGGCCGATCTTCACCCCGGCGAGACCAGTCCAGTCAGTCGCAAGTGGGGTCCACATCTTCGCCGGAACCGGCTGCAACCAGATCCGATTGAAACGGTCCCGCACCTTGATAGCGCAGAACCGGTCCCAAATTGCGAGGTCGTGCACCAGCCGGTCCAGCAGGCTGATCATTCCCATTCGAGGGGATGGCTCCTGCACCCACGCCCCAAGCGGTTCGGACGGGTCGAGGCGGCGGCGATCGCCAGCTGCTTTGCGCTCGAACGCCTGTAGTCCGATCTGGGAAACCGAGCGGGCCAGGAAGTCGACCACGGTGCGGAGGTGGGGCTGGGTGCGCCATAGCTCCTCGGGTGTCGAATTTCGGCCGCCCCAGAGACTCAGGCCACCACCAACCGACACGGCCCGTGGGGCGCTCGTGCCCTTGCCGTCGAGACCGGCGAGCTGCCCTTGCGAGATCAGCGCCATCCGGGCTCCTGCAGCGTCACGATCCGGGGAATCGCCACCCGCACTCGGCCATCGACCGGCGCATTATCAACCGTGTTGGCGTCGGTCAGGACAACCCACCCGGACGTGACCGAAGCGACCACACCAGAGACCATCTCCTCGGCGCCGGTCGCCGAAGCGAACGTGACGGAAACCCGTGCGCCAACAAGGTCGGCGAGCTCGTGACGGTGTCGCATGCTCGCCTCCTGGGCTTAGAGAATGATGAGGCCTCGCTCGGCGCTGTACGCCGACGTGCGGTCCTCTGCGGTGATCCCGGACTCAAGCGCTTTCGCACGTGCCGACCAGGCCAAACAAGCGGCCATCGCGCCGTCGATCTTCCGGGCCGAGTCCTGCCCGTCTTTCGTCATCACCGGCATCGGGCGACCCTTGTCGTCCTTCACTCGGGTCAGCTTCCGTTGGGCGTTCGCCACGTGGGTGCGCAACGACTTGTCGCCGTCATGGGTGAGCTCACCGGATCGGATCGCCTCAAGCCAACGGGCAATTGCCCACACCATCAGCGAATCCCGGTTCGTGTGAAACTTCTCCACGGCATTCGGCCAGAGCCCCGACCATGCCGCAATGGGATCCTGCCAATACGGCGGATCGAAGAACGCCTTCTGCACACGGAACCGAGCGAACGCATCCCGCATAGCGGCATCCACCTCGGTACCGTCGATCTCCCAATCCTCTACGCCTTCGGGACGCTCCCAAAGATTCAAGAGCGACGTGAAACCGTCCTCGATTCGTACTGCCGCAAGCGCCGTCGAATCACGGAACCTCGCGCCGTCGAACCCAAGCGCCACGACGTCACCGTCTCGGAGCTGGCCATCGGTTGCCCGCTGATCCCACAGCGCCACGTTTACGAGCTGGCCACCGGCAGCGACCAGCCGATTCAGATAGAACCTCGCCGCATCGCTTGGGTCAGTGTTCGGATCGATGTACTCATCTGCGATGCGGTTCAAATCCACCCACTTGCTGTCGCCATAGGCGACCCGAAGCGCAGCGATCAGCTTCGGCGTGTCCGTCGGATCCGGCACGTCTGGACCTTCGAGAGTGTCGACCAGAATCCCGGCGGCTGTCCGCTCATCCTCGATCGCTGTCTGCGTATCCTCGGCCACCGAGCCCATGCCCGGCGTGTGGGCGTTCGTCGTTTCGACACTCAGCCCGTTCGTCTTTGCGACGTTGCGGCGAATTGTCGCAGCGAGCTTCTTGCCGCCGTTGTTCTGGTCCCACAAGTGCGTCTCATCCAGCACAGCGAACGTGATCGGCTGACCTTCACGGGTGCCGGCCTTCGCCGTCACGAACTCGATCTTGCTCGGCGTGCCCTTGCGCAGAATGCGGGTCAGCCCAACGTCAAGATCAAACCGCTCGATCAGTGGAGAATCAGCGAGCATCGCCAGTAGCGGCGTCCACGTGTTGTCGGTCTGGTCCTCGGCCGTCGCTGCGATCTGTACCCACGGTGTCGACTCGGGAATTCCGATTGGTTCGCCGTCCGCATCCCAACCGCCGAAACGCACCGGGCCGCACAACTCAGCCACAGCCAGACCAGCCACGAGCGGAGACTTGCCCCAACCCTTAGCCCGTCGCAGTTGCCCACGACGCACCACACGTGCGCCCGTAATCGGGTCGATGCGGTACAGCCGGACC